AAAGCCAGGCAGCAGGGGTTCTCCACCTATATCGGAGGCCGCTACTACTGGCGCGCCTCATTGAACCGCGGCCTGCGGGTGTTCATCCTCACGCATGAGCAAGATGCGACCGACAACCTGTTCGAGATGGTCGGGCGCTATCACGAGCATTCGCCGCTCAAGCCATCCACGGGCGCGGCTTCGGCGAAGGAGCTGATCTTCGACCGCCTGGACAGCGGCTACAGCATCGGCACGGCGGGCTCAAAGGCGGTTGGCCGGTCCAAGACGGTGCAACTCTTCCACGGCTCCGAGGTGGCCTTCTGGCCGAATGCGCCGACGCATTTCGCCGGTGTCGTGCAGGCGATCCCCGACTTGCCCGGAACCGAGATCGTTCTGGAGAGCACGGCCAACGGTGTCGGCGGCGAGTTCCACGAACGCTGGCAGCAGGCCGAGGCCGGAGTGGGGGACTATGAGGCGATCTTCGTTCCGTGGTTCTGGTCGGATGAATACCGGCGGCCGGCGCCTGACGACTTCGCGCTGGACGACGAGGAATGGGACTACGCCGACGCGCATGGACTCGACTTCGATCAGATGTGCTGGCGCCGCGCCAAGATGGCGGAACTGAAAGACCCGCTGCTGTTCAAGCAGGAATACCCGGCGACCGCGGCCGAGGCGTTCCAGATCACCGGGCACGAGAGCTTCATCCGTCCGGAAAGCGTCCTGGCGGCGCGCAAGGCCACATGCAAGGCCTATGGACCGCTGGTCATCGGCGTCGATCCGGCTGGCGACGGTATGAACTCGGATCGCTTTAGCGTCGCCTGGCGACGCGGGCCAAAGGTCTTGAAGGTCGAAAGCCGCACTGGACTCGACAACGTCGCCGGCGCCAACTGGATTCGCGACGTGATCGACGCCGAAAGCCCGGCCAGGGTGTTCATCGACGTGGGCGGCCTAGGCGCGGGCGTCTATCACATCTTGCGGTCGTGGGGCGGCAGGTACGAGAAGGCTAGCGCCGCCGTCAACTTCGGGTCGGCTCCCCATCGACCAAACCCGGCCGACAAAGACGGCAAGCCGATGGCGGGGCCGCTGAACCGCCGGGCCGAGATGTGGGGCCTTTCCCGCGACTGGCTGGATGATCCTGGCGGGGCGGACATCCCCGACATCGACAGCCTACAGCGCGATGCTTGCGCGCCCACCTCGAAGCGGGACGCCAACCAACGGTTCTCGCTTGAGAGCAAGGAACACATGAAGGCGCGCGGCGTGCGCTCGCCCGACGAATGGGACGCTGTGGCGTTGACCTTCGCCGAGCCGGTGGCCGAACGAACAGCCGACCGGCCCATCAACATCCCCGCCTTCGGCGCCGTCTAGACCAGCCAGGGAGCGCCGATGCCGTACACCGACGCCGAACTGCTGGCCATCGTTGGCGACGAGAAGAAGCGCTCCGTGGGCTTCAGCATCAACGCCAACTCCTCCGAGCTGGTGGCGGATCGCCAACGGGCGCTGAACTACATCAAGGGCGACATGACGGACGTCCCGTCGTTGCCGAACCGCTCCAGCGCCGTCTCGACCGACGTGGCCGACACCATCGAGACCTGGCTTTCCGACATGGTCGAGGTGCTGGCCGGCGGCGAGGACGTGGTCACGTTTCGGCCGAACGGCCCGCAGGACGAGGCCCAGGCGCGCCAGGAGACCGACTACGTCAACCACGTCTTCTTCAACGAGAACGGCGGGTTCATGGTGCTCTACGCCATGCTCAAGGACGCCGGACAGGTCAAGACCGGCGTGGCGACCTGGTGGGAGGAGGACGTCCCGCAGCCGGAGCCGAAGGAATACGGCGGCCTCACCGCAGCGCAGATCGGGCTGATCCAGCAGGACGCGGCCTATGAAATCACCGACCTCAGGCCCTCGGCCCAGGTCGGCCCGGAGCCGCTGTTCGACGTCGAGCTCTCGGCCATCCCCCGCAAGCGGGCGCGCATCGCGGCCGTGGCCCCAGAGGACTTCTCCGTCGCCGCCGACACGGTGCAGCTGGGCGACACCACCTACTGCGCATGGAAGCAACGCCCGCGCGCGCAAGACCTGATCGCCGACGGGGTGGACCCGGACATCGTCGACCGCCTGCCGCCCTACAGCAGCATGAACGACGTGGAGACGCAGGCGCGCGACACCGCGGGCGAGCACAACAGCGGCGGCTCCAACGGCGGCGTGGGCGACCTGCGAACCGTCGAGGTGATCAAGCACTACATCCGGCTGGTCGACGACGACGGAAAGGCGCGCATCTGGCGAGTGCGGACCAGCAACGACGACGCGCTGCTGATCGACAGGGAGGAGATCGACACGATCCCGTTCGCGGCGATCACGCCCTATCCCGTGCCGCACCGCTTCTATGGCGAATCCATCGCCGACAAGACGATGGAGCCGCAGAAGATCCGCACCTCGCTGACCCGCATGGCGCTGGACAGCGGATACTTTGCGCTCAACCAGCGCTCGGAAGTCTCCGAGGAGCAGTCGAGCGACAACACCATGCCGGACTTGCTGCGCAACGAGCCGGGCATGCCTGTGCGCTCGAAGAACGGCCAGGCCCTGCGCCCGATCCAGGCCGGGTCGCTGGGCTTCGATCCCTTCAACGCGCTGGAATACTTCGCCACCATCGTTGAGCAGCGCACCGGGGTCGTGCGGAACGCCCAAGGGCTCAACCCGGACACGCTGCACGACACGATGGGCGGGGCGGCCATGCTGGCGTCCGCGGCCCAGAAGCGCACCCGCCTGATGGCTCGCGTCTTCGCCGAAACCGGGATCAAGGATCTCTATCTCGGGCTCCACGCCCTGCTGCGGCGCATCGGCGGGATGACCGATACCGTCAGGCTGTCCGGCGCCTGGGTCGATGTCGATCCCACGTCCTGGGGCCAGCGCAACGACATGACCTGCGAGGTGGGCGTCGGCTCCTCGGGGCGCGCGCAAGACCTCGCAGCGATGAACGTGGTCATCGACAAGCAGACCCAGGCCGTCCAGATGCAGGGTGGCGCGCAAGGCCCGCTCGTGACCATGGGCAACCTCTACGCCGCGGCAATCCGGCTGACGCAGAAGGCCGGCATCAAGAACGCCGAGGCGTTCTGGACCGACCCGGCGAACGCCCAGATGCCGCCGCCGCAGCCGAACGCGGAGGCTATCGCCGCCCAGTCGGACGCCCAGGTGGATCAGGCCAAGCTGCAGATCGACCAGGGAAAGCTGCAACTCGATCAGCAGGCCCAGCAAGTCAAGGCGCAGGCGGAAGGCGCCAAATTCGAGCTGGAGCAGCAGAAGCACGCCATCGGGGCGCAGTTCGACCGGGCGCGCATCGAAATCGACCTGCGCCGCCTCGCGCTGGACGAGCAGAAGCTGCAGCTCGACGCCGTCGAGCGCGACCGCGCCCACCAGATCGCGATGACCAGGATCGAGGCCGAGGCGCGCCATGGCCAGGACAAGCTGGACAGTGAAAACGCCCTCAAGCTGGCGGCGCTCAACGCGCAATATCAGACTTCGGTGACGGTGGCGGAGATCAAGTCGTCGGCCGAGCAGTTCCGCGCCAACGCCGACGTGGTCATGCAGGCCGCCGAGCACGCGCACGACCACGCCCTGGCCGAGCAGGAACATGCCCACGACCTGACCTCCGCAGCGCTCGCCGCCGACCTGAACAGGGACCCGGTGAGCGACGCCGAGGCGGATGAGGTCGAGGACGACGAACAATGAGCGACGAGCGCCTTCGCGCCGCGGTGCGCTCCGAGAACGAACTGGCGATGACGGACCTGGCCTTCGACGGCCTGCGCATCGCCATGGTCAACGAACTCGTCGGCTCCGAGTATGACGAGGCCCAAAAGCGCGAGCACCTCTACCACGGGCTCAAGGCCCTGGACGACGTGCGCAACGCCCTGAGGGACATGGTTCGCAAGGGCCGCGACGAGAAGGCCATCGCCGAGGCGGCGGCGAAGTTCGCGACGAGCGCGGGCCAGTGACGACAATCGCGCACAATACGGCAACCGGCGGTGAGATCACCGTTCTGAGGTTGCGGGACTAACCCACCCGGCTCCGCCCCATAGCGGGCGCTTCACCCAAGGTGATCGATGACCTCCAAAACCGCCCTGGCCGCGTCCGCGGCCCCGCGCGCCATGTTCTGTTCCCCGACCTCCGCGAGTATGATGCTCCGCGGCCCGCAGGTCACCTACGCGCCCGACGACGGCACGGGCGCACTCTCCGTGCAGGAGGCCGTGGCCGCGCTCCGCGAGCCCGAACCCGCCGCCGAACAACCCGCAGCAGAGGCCGCGCCGGAAGGCGAGCCCGCTGACGAACCGGAGACCGAAGAGGTCCCCGAAGAATCCGAGGCTGAGCCCACAGCCGAAGAACTCCCCGACCCGTT